AAAACAAATTCTTTATGGCAATCAACCAACCAACCAACATTGTCATTCAAATAGTCTTTGTAGCCAGAACAATTGGTTACAATAGGTGTCTTTCCAAAACCCATTGCATCAAATGCTGGTATACTCCAAGCTTCACCATAAGATGCTTGTACAAAAGCATCGCATGAATTGTGTAGTTTGTATATTGCGTTATTTGACAATCTTTCTTTTATGCAAAATACTCTAGGGAGTCTTTTTACATTAAGTCCAGATGAAATAGAATTACAATATTTAGTAAAGTCTTCTTTATCATCATGATTTGTTTTTACTATTAAACAAACATTTTCATCTCTTGAAAACTCTAAAAAATACGCCTTTAACAACGCTGATAAGTTTTTTCTTCTTTTTTGTTCGCCTATAGTGTAAAAAATAAAATCTTTTTTAAAAGTATTGTCCTCTATCTGTTTTAGTTTATCAAATTTTTGAGTGTAAACAGAAAAATCTCTAGCATGAGGAACAACATATATCGGAACTTTTACCCCACTATTTCTGCATGATTCAATCATTTGATTATTTATAACAATACAACAATCCATGTTATTTAAATGATTTTGCCATCCAGACATTCTAAACGAAGATGTTTCATAAGCAAAAAGTGCTATGTTTAAATTAAAATTTGAATCATATTGCATATGAATTGGAAGAGTATGTTGAATAACAACATCGCAATTATCTGCCGACCTTTTTTCTAATTCTTCAACTCTTTTGTGTGGAGTATGATTTAATGTGTTGAACTTTAATGGTCTACAAACAACATTTACGCCAACTGAATCTAAAGATAATATATAATCTTCAGCAGCTTGACCGTATCCAGTTCCATCTCTGTAATTTCCTATGTAAAGAACTTTCATTTTAGTTCCTTATAGATTCATAGTGGTTATATTTAGATATTATTTTTTCTACTTCTTTATATATATCTTCCTTAGAAGACATATTGTAATTTATTCTTTTTAAAAACCTTGAAAATAAAAGAGAAAAATCATCATTAAAACACTTTAACAATTGCTTTAAAAATTCTACATTATTATCAAAAGATATTTCTGAAGGTATGCTCATATATTTTTTGGGTTCATTCCATGTATTAGAACTTGGTACAGATAAAAAGTGGTTTTTTAACTTTTCTGAAACAGCATCATAGCTATACTTTTCTTTTGTCAAATTTAGTGTTTTATTAGACTTGAACTTTCTTACTGATTCTGGTTGTTTAAAATATTTAATACAAATATCTACAAAATTTTGATTATCTGGAAGTGCAAACTTTCTATGTGTTTCAACTTCATAATGCATTCTTTGTACTTTTATTGGAAAACCATCTAGTTTTCTAACTATATCGTACATAGCACTATAGTCTGTAGCACAAATAGGAACCCCACAAGAAGCTGCTTCTACTAATGGCATCCCAAATCCTTCTGCACAAGAATATTGAACATATAGATCCATTAAATTATACACCATTGCCATAGAGTCTCTTTTTGCACCAGAACTTGTGTTTGGAAACAAAGAAGATATTTTTTTACAATAATTGCATTCTATAATTGCACCATTAAAATTTGATATTGATATGTTAAAACAGCCCCTACAACTATAAGTAAACAACAGTTTTTTTGATATTTTGGGTCTTTCAGCTATTAATTTTGGTATATCCCAACCAACATCTGGATAAGTAGTGTGCATATATAGAAATAATTTTGAAGATATCTCTTTTGGTGCTTGATTCAACAACATTTCAAATGCATCAAAAAGATCTGGAATTAGTTTTCTTTTTTGATTTCTCATAACAGAACCGATTATTAAACAATCTGGATCTAATCCATGAGATTTTTTAAATTCCTTTTTGTCTTTAATCATAGTAAAAACTTCATCTGCTGCTGGAGAAGCAGAAGAAATTAAATTTAAATTTGGATAATTTTCTTTGAGTATGTCTAAAGCCCAATCTGAGTATGTAAATATAGAATCTGCCTTAGTTAAAGTATATATCCATTCTGAATCTAATGGAATCGAATCAATAGTTGGCATATAGGCCCAATGGAAATGTCTCTTGTAGGGAGAATCTCCAATAAAATCATCAATCCAAGGATCTCTGAAAGACCATACTACATCTGGTTTAAATTCTAAAAGAACATCTTCAAAGATTGAAGAGCCAAATCTTCCGCTAGTTTTATTTTCTTCTGGATAATATATTTTCCAAGGTGGTTTTGGAACTGACGGATGATCTTTACCAAAACACGCTATCTCTGCCAATTCAAATTCTCCTGTTTGATAAAGCCTGTTCATAATCTGGCAACCATAATTGGCATATCCAGAGTTTATAAAAGTTGCTTCACCACACAGGAGTATTCGTTTTTTTGACATTTTAATTCCTATAGTATTTGATTACCGAAATCTTCTTCTTCTGCAAATACTTCTGAATGTTGTTCTTCTTCATCGTTTGCTTTCTGATCTACATACCAAAATTTTTGAACTATAAATTTAATTTTATGCCTGTTTTTTCCATTTTCTTTATCTACCCAACTTTCTGTTTTAGCAGAAGTATGCACTAAAATTCTAGAACCTTTTTTAAAATACTTCCCAATCAAATCAGCAGTTTTTTCCCAAGCAACACAATCAATAAAAGTCATTTCTGGTTTTTCTTGATTCTTAGATGGATTTCTAACCGAAATACAAAAGTTAACAACAGATTTTCCATTGTTTAATTTTATAAGTTCTGGTTCTCTAGTTAGCTTACCAAGGAAAGAACAAATATTCATTTCTATCTCCTAAATTTGAACAACAGTTTTAACTAAAAGAGAGTCACTTTTTTTGTCTCGTTCACCTTGAATCAAGACTGTATTACCCTCTTTTAACAAAGAAGCAAAATCTTTGTACGAGTTTGGAAAACAAATGACATCATCTATTTTTCCAGTAGCATCAGATATTGATAAAAATGCCATTCTAGATCCTGGTGTTTTTCCAGCCTTTGTAAGCACTTCTTTAGACCTTCTTATTTCAACACCAAAGACCATATAGCCACTCTTTCCATCTAAGTATTCTTTGCATGTAGTGTTAGAACTACTTGTGTCGCAAGAGTCTGTAGCATTATATGTTAAAGAAATTCCTAAAGAATCCTTTTCAATCCAACAAACCCAACTTGGAATATCTATTAAAGGAGAAGGGGGATTTTTAATCATAGAAGCAATGCTTTTTAAAACCTCAACTCTTTTGACTGAAGAACAACAGCCACCTTCTTTTTTTGTCTTTGCTGAGTTTAAAATCATATCTGGTATATTAGTGATTTCAACATTAGCTTTTATCCACTCCTTTTCTTTGTCTGTTAATTCAGACCAAGCATTAAATTCAGCAAGAAGAACCTTCCTTTTGCTGCCAAATTTTCTTAGAGCGTTAACAGCAATTAGTTTTTCAATACTTGATTTTGGCATTTCATCAGAACATTTAACAACAAATTCTTCCCAAGAATCTATACTTTTGCCGTAATTATTTATAGCTAGTTTGATTTTTTCAAATTGAGATTGCCCAATTCCTTTTACATCAGTAATACCAAACCAAATTGATATTCCGTCAGTGTAAAAGTTGCTATTTAGCATCATTATGTCTGGAGAATAGACAGCTATATTGAATTTTTTTGCATCTTCAATTAGTTCAGATATTTCAAGCTGACTATCTGCTTTGTCTTTTGCAAAATAAAGCCAGCTAGTAAAGAATTGAACTGGAAAATGGCTCTTTAAATAAGCAGTATCATATCCAATTAAGCCATAGCAGCAACTGTGACTGCGATTAAACGAGTATTTTTGACTCTGTTCAATCCATCCAAATATTTCTTCAGCTTGATCTTCTGAGACTACTTCTATCTTTTTAGCACCCTCAATAAACATCGTCTTACATTTTGCCATTTCGCTAGATGATTTCTTTCCCATTGCCTTACGAAGCATGTCTGCTTCTTGCAAAGTAAATCCAGCGATAACTCTAGAAAGTTCCATTGCCTGTTCTTGAAAAACAAGTGACCCATAAGTTGATTTAAGTGCATCATCAACAATAGGATGATAGGATGAAACCTCTTCTTCTCCGTTTACAATACGGCAATAATGTGCGGTCATACTAACGCCCTTATCATCAACAGAACGCAAAGCTCCCGGTCTGATAAGAGCACCTAAAGCAGTTAAATGATCAACAGTTTTTGGTCTTAATTTTTTAGACCATTGTTTTCCAAGATCTGATTCTAACTGGAAAATTCCTTTTGTATCGCCTCTAGAAAATATATCCCAAGCAATATCGCAAGAAGGAAGATTAGTTGGATCTACTTCCATTAGAGGCAAAGAATCTTTGGTTAAAGGATCTCCAATTATTGGAAAACTACAACCACATGAAAATTTGTATGTTTTTGTCATATTATTATTTCTTAAATGAGTCTTTAAATTTAACTTTTGGGTATATTGATCTATGTAGTTTTAAGAAGTATGTGATTAAGTCTGCTGTTTGCTCAACATCAACTAGTGCATCATGAGCATTAGCCTTTGACATTCCAAAATGATCTCTAATAGTATCCATTTTCATATTAGGCATATCATCTGAATTTTCAAACCAAAGCAACATCATTTCATCTAAATCAAACATGCTTCTTTTATTGAAGAAAGATTGTGTGGCATTTGGTTGAACATATCCTAATTCAATACAGACTCTTTGAAAAATCGGCATATCAAAAAATCTAATGTTTTTTCCTGCTGGAACAGGAGCTAATATATTGCTTTTACCAACCGCAAAAGTAGATATAAAATCAATAAACCTACTCCAAACAACATCAAGATTGGGTGCAAGCTGAAGTTCTTCTCTTGTCTTTTTGTTTACTGCTAGTGCTGCTTCTTGCAAATTTCCAAAGTCTCTAGGTTTTACAAGACTATTAAAGACTGCACCTTCTATTGGTTGAAGAGTTTTTCTATTTATTGCCTTTGCAGCAATTTGAATAACTTCACAAGTATTTGTATCTAAAGATCCTGTTTCAAAATCAAAAACAATAATCGTATTACTCTTCATCGTCTTCTTCTCCTTTAATAGTTAGTTCTATTGATCCATCATCAATTTGCTGTATTTTAAGTTCGACTTCTGCATCTTCTGCTGAATCTAAAAAATCCTAATCTATAAGTAACATACCTCCATTTTGAATTGTTATTGCCTTTAATAGTTTGTTCGCCTGTTTAACAAGATCTTTCTTTAATGAAGAGCAATCAGACAAAGCATCTAACAAGGCTGTTTGCTGGACTACCAGTTTACTTATTATAGATATTTCAAGAGAATTATCATTCATTTGGTTTCCCCTTTAAAATATTTATACAACCCATTATTTTATCTAAAACTGCAACTCCAAGTATATCAAACTTAACCATTCCAATTGACTCTAAATCTGACATTTCCATACCAGCTATCATCTGTTTTGTCTTTTTATCAAATGTCATTGGACATACTTCTGATAAAGGAATATTGCTAATAACTATACCAGCAGCATGTTTGCCCTGACTTCTTTTTGTTCCTTCTAATCTTATTGCCTGTGCAAATTCCTTTGCTAATCTTCCAGAGTAAGTGCCATCTTTTTCAATCTTACAATACTCAGATAATCTATCAGGAATATTCTCTAACGCCCACCTTATTATTGAAGAATCTCCATCTTCATCTTTCATGTCTTGTAGTTGTTCAGATATCTCGGATTCATCTGGAATGTACTTAGTTACATTGTTGCTTTCTTCAAAAGAAAAACCATGAACTCTAAGCACATCTTTTAATGATCCACGACCCTGCATACGACTAAATGTTATCATTTGGCAAACATTGCTGCTTCCATACTTTTGTTTTATATATTCTATTACTTTATCACGCTTTGTAATTGGAAAGTCACAGTCAATATCTGGCAAACTTATACGACCAGCAGAGTTTCTTCCTGCGTTATAGAATCTTTCAAATATAAGAGAATGTTTAATGGGGTCTACTTCTGTTATACCCAAGAGGTAAGATATCATGCAGCCAGCACCAGAACCTCTACCTCTACCCATAATCCAACCCTTAGACTTTGCCCAATTGCAATAGTCTTGCACAATTAAAAAGTATCCAGCCAAACCAGAAGTATCTATAACTTCAAGTTCGTGCTTTATTCTCTCTGTGTATACCTTATATTCATCTGTTTTTGGCTTTATTGCAGAGAAACGCCTATTCCACCCATCTCTGCATAACTTTCTCAAATAAAGGATCTGAGAAAGACCATCTGGACAAGCAAAGTTTGGTATAGCTGGTTGGTTTATAAGCGAATAGTTTTCACATAAGCTATCAATTAAACAACAGTTGTTTATTTCATCTTCTTCGTGAAAGCTAGATATTTCTTCAATTGTTGGAAGATAATATTTATTTGACTTAAAGAATACAGAAAGCCCAAATTCTTCGTTGTTTTCTAATTTGCTATTTACATTCTTAAGAGTTGTTTCCATTGAAGAACACAATAAGACCCTTTGATCAGGAGCATCCTCTGGCATAACATAATGAACATCTGGAGTTGCTATTTTTTTAATACCAGTTTTTGCACAAAGTTCTCTCAGGCATTCAGCAATAACCTTTGATGCAACTAAGTTAGAGCTATCAAACAATTGTATTTCTACAAAAAAATTATCTACCCCAAATATCTCAATGTATTTTGCACAAATATTTCCAGCTTCATTTAGCCAGTTGGGTTTGAGCATTTCTTTTATTTCATCATAATCAGTTCTTTTATAAGCCTCTTTATGATCTTCAAATAAAGAATTAGCCAAATCTGTTCCTGGATGACCAGAAAATGCAATTAAATCACTGCACAGTCCTTTAAAGTCATTTAAGTTTAATCTTGGTTTATAATAAAAATAATCTAAGGAATTGGCTAAAGAAGACAAATTAATTAAGTTTTTCCAGCCGTTTAGATTTTTAGCAATGACACACAGGTGAGTTAAGCTTGAGTTTTCTTTATTGTGTTCTGTTGCTATATTCTTACAAATATAAAATTCACAACCAATGATTGGTTTTATACCTTGTGAAATACAAGCTTTAGAAAAAGAAATAGCACCAGATATAGTTCCATGATCAGTTATGGCACATGAAGTATATCCAAGTTCTTTGCATCTTTTTGCTAAAAGATCTGGCTTACTTAATCCGTCTAATAGGCTATAATGGGTATGACAATGCAATGGTATCCAATTCATATTCAATCCTTAAATTTTTTTCAATTAATTAATTTCTTAAGTAGTTCCTAATTACATGTACTGACCAATCTTCCCAGTTTATATCTGATATTACCGTTGTTTTTGTATGTTTGAATTCGCCATTTGCAAGAGCTTTATCAATTGGATTAAGCGAAGTTCCGTCTTTTAAGTGAACATGAAAAACAACGCCAAAATGAACAGCGTTAACTGTAGACGAATCGTCATTTATAACACCAACCAATCTTACAGAATGAGGATCTGAAAATTGAACTTCTTCTTCTATCTCTCTTTTGCAAGCATTACCTATTGTTTCAATGTTATTTCCATCGCAAGGATTAACATGACCACCAACACCAACAGACCATAGATCATGAAGCCTATTTTCAGAACCATGTTTTGATCTTTGATAGACAAATAGCTGATCGTTTTTTGTAAAAATACAATAAGGAATTACTTGTTTATAGTTTAAGTCATTTTCTGCAATATCTCTGTCTATATAGAATAAGTTTTCTGGAACAAGAATTTTATTTTTAATTTTAGAAGATTTTTCTCCAGTTAACATTCCTTGAAACGATAATTCTTCAGTTAACAATTCTTTTTTAAAGACTAAAACTTTCTCGCCATTGTACTTTGAAATATACTCTGGTTCTTTTGAAACAATTAGTTTTCCTTCTTCATCATAATTTGGATAGTCTTGATCTGTAGGAGATTCTTCTGGACTAAATGTTGTAGAAGTTGATGTTTGCATTGATTTTTCAAAAATAGCTTCTATCCACTTTTTACTTTTTGACATCATTATTCTCCCTGTTAGATTGACCGCCACCATCGCCATAAGAAACAACTGTTTTTTTATTGGCATATTTAGTATACGCAACATTCATGCCCAATTGTATAAGTTCTTTATTCATAAAGTCACATATTGATTTTTCTGTGTCTTCATATTTTTCTTTATAAAATCTACAAAGCTTCTCACATTTCCACTTATCCTTACCATAATCTATAATTCTTGATGGAAAATGGCAAGACTTTATTTTTTCAAATTCATACCTAATCATTTCAATTGTTGTTTTTATATCTTCTTTATGAAAACACAATGTAAAAGGACCACCGGCTTTATTAAAAAAAATAGTAATAATTATATTTTCTTCGTCTGGATAAAGCTTGTTTAATGCATAATGATAAAGTCTTAATTGAAAGTCTTTATAAAAATCATCGTAGTTTTTTTCTTTTCCAGTTGCCCAGTTTTTTCTTTCTCCTGTTTTCCAGTCTATGTACTCTATTGTTTTTTTGTCTACTCTAGTTATTAAGTCCATTGTTCCTTTGATTCTAAGATTTCCAGACATAACAGTACCATCATCTAAGTAGTATTCGTATTTAGCCCAAGGTTCTTCAATCTCTATATCAAAATACTGCTCTGGTTGCTCAATTTTTCTAGATAAAGGTGAAAACATACCATTGTTAAACAACAAGGTATCCCAAGTCCACTTAGAACATTCTTTTAGATCTTTGTCATCCCATTCATGAATGCTTTTATTTTTATAATGATTAAAGGCAGACAGTATGGCACTTTCTGGAGAAATATCTATTGTGGAAAAAGTTTCTTTTAATTCACCATCTGTAAATGTAGATGTTTCATTTTGTAGGCAAAGCTTTTTATTTGCCAACAATTCTAATGCTTTATGAACAACATTGCCTTTTTCCGCTTTTTTATTGGAATCATCTTGAAAGCCTAAGTTGTAAGTTAGCCAGTACTTATGTTGACACCATGCGTAAGAACTTACAGAACTAGACCTTAGATAAGTTATGATCATTTTTAATCCAATTTATTTGTTTTAGTTTTCTAATCAATTCAAATTGTTGTTGTTCTTTAGACATATTTTCGTTATTTAAAATAATGTCAAATTTACTTGTACATTTATCTATTTCATTTTCACTTATATGACTATCATTATCTGTGCTTCTTGTTAACCTAATAACTATTCCACCAGCATCTTTAATGCTATCAATTTCATTTTCAAATCTTGCATCAGTAATAAAATTTAATGGACAATTTTGTTTGCTTATTGCATTAAAACAAGCGTTGATGTGTATTGATTTATTCATTTTTCTGGCTATTCCAGTTCCAAATTCTTGTAAGAATTCTCTAGCTGTCATTTGTCCTATAGGTGGATTTAAATTATTATATTTTATTTCACTATAATGAGGTAAGTCTTCCCATAAATAACTTGTGAGTGAGTTTTTATCTTCTAAAGATCCAAAAACCTGTTTGTGTTTTAATCCAAAAAAGTTGATTGCTACTGACTTCATTGTTTGAGCAAAAGAGAACATGCATGAATCACAACCAAAAAGCCTTAAAGAATTAAGAGAAAGAAATCCAGCTAAAGTATCTTTGCCAGAACCTTTTCTTCCAGAAAAACCTATCAATCTTTGAATTGTCATTAATACGAGTTCCTTTCAATCAAAGGCTTAATCATGCTGTTTATTTGCTCATTGCTAAGATCACCTGGATCTTTAATGCCATCTGGCAGAGATGGGCATACTATTTTAAACATTCTAGAAAGAGATGAATTTAATTTATTCGAGGCACTATTGCCAGCTTTATCTGAGTCAAAAAGCAATATTAATGTAGTAGCACCAGAAGATTCAAGCAAAACCTGTTGTGTATCTGTAAGAGAAGAGCCAAAAACAGCAACAACATTGTGTATTCCGTTTTCAACAAATTTCCATACATCTGCTGGACCTTCAACTAATATAACTATTCCAGTTTTTTTAATCTCATCTTTAGCATTACCAAAATTATAAAGATAATTCTTTTTTGAAAATCCTTTATTGTGAATCCATTTACTAATAATAGTTTGTGGATCACAGATTTCATTTTCATGATAGTTACTGCATTTACTGCATTTATCAAGTATTGTTCTTCCAGTAAAACCTACAATTGTTTTATTGTCTGAATCATATACTGGAACTACTGCTCTTTTCCTAAAGAATCTATTGTCTGATTTTGATTCCCCAATGTCATACATATCTAATATGTGTGCAGAATAGCCTCTAGACACAAAGTATTTTGATGGTATATCAAGTCTTTCTCTTACAACTTTTTTAGTGTATAAAAATTCTTTTTGTTTTTTAACAGTTGTAAATAAGTGTGCATGTTTATCAAAAGCATGAGAAGGAACATCGTCTTTTATACTGGAAAGATCTATCTTTAATAAACCACAAAGAGAAGCAATTGTGTCTGAAAAACTAACTGTTCTATCTCCAACCTTTGACCAACCATACTTTTTATTACTCATTACTCCACGGAAAAATCCTATAGATGTATTTATAAATGTGTTTTCGCAATGATGTGTATAACAAACCCAATTGCCAACTCTTGTATGTCCAGACATAAAAAGATTTACTGCTGTTCTATTATCCCCACCATGAACTGGACAAGCACACACTATTGAGTCCGAAACGGATTTATATTGAATATTAAAATAGTCCATAAGAAATTCTATTTTATCGCATATTACAGCATTTAAATATTCATTCTTAGTTATTTCAGTTGACTTCGATTTCATCTGGCAATCCTTCCACTACAAAACCATTATTCTGTCTTGTAGACTGAGATTTAAAAATTTGACTTCTAGTTGGACCTTCTTCTATTTTTCCAAATTCATAATTAGCAAATATATTTATATAATCGCCTTGATCCATTCCTTTGCCATGTCTTGCAACAACAGGAACTAATTTCAAATTGTATCTAATCTTATCCTGAGAGAATCCTTCATCTGCCATTTCCTCTTCACTTTTCCTTTTATAGATTGAAAAGTTGGAACATAGCCAAAGTATTCTGTCAGAACCAGATGCTACATCAGTATCTTCACGATTAATACCATCTCTGTTTAGCTGAGTAAACGCTAAACATGAAGCATTATATTGAACCATAAAGTTATGTAGGTTTGTCATTAAAAAGCCAAGAGCTTGATATTCTGCCATATTTTTACCAATGCCAGAATCATCCATTAGCTTTATATAGTCATATATGATTAAACATGGGTTTGCTTTTCCAGAATCATCAAGACCAACATCTTTAATTACCCATCTTCTAGCCATACTTATAACTTCATCAAAGCTTTTTCCTGCAATAGACTTGTATTGAAATGGCATTTCTTTAATTTTTTCAATAGCCTTTTTAATACTATTTCTTTTTGAAACATCTTTTGAGAATAAACCGCTTTCAATTTCTTCTATTTTAACTCCAGACATACAAGCCAATATTCTATGCCAATGATCTTTCTCCGTCATTTCTGTATCAAGCATTAAGACTGGAATCTTGTTTGACGATACGCTAATGCCAACATTGTCAGCAAAAAAGCTTTTACCAGTTTTCATTCTAGCACCGATAAGATTCACTGTTCCTGGCCTAAATCCACCCCCAATAGCCATATCATATGCTTTGAATCCAGAGGAAATACCCAACTGTGAAATTGGATTTGACTCTAAATACTCAACATATTCTTCTATGCCATCGCTCATTAGTTTTGGATTAGGATCTTCGGAGTTTGAAATCTTAAATGTTGCATCTAAAACACATGATTCTGCAATAGAAATAATGTGGCTTATAGGCTCATCGCCAGTCACATTTTCAAGTGTGTTTGCACCATTGATTAGATTTAAAGACAGGTTTTTGGCAATGCTCAACTTTTTAAGCTTTGCTGCACTTTTTCTGGCATTAACTAATTCAACTGGAAAACTGGTTAGTGATCTTAAATACTTTGCCTGTTCTGATGTCTTAAAAAACTGTGATAAGTTTAAAGATTCAGCAGTAGAAATAACTGTTGGTATATCTACCCTTGAACTCTTATCAGTAATTATTTTTGAAAAACATTTGAATATAGCAGCATTGTCATCGCTAGAAAAACAGTTTTCATCAATAATATCTGCAACTTCAATAAAACAATCGTAGCCTTTCTGAAAAAGTCCAGCTAAGACCACTCTTTCTGCACCTACATCTATCATCTTCTCACCGCTTTTTTCATGCAAGGAACACATATAAATCCAGAAGATTCATTATCTCTAGATTTAAACGCATATTCCTCTGAGGTTATTTCCATAGTATTGGAACATTTTGTACAGTTAACGCTTTGAAATCCAGAAGATTCATCTACTGGCCTTCTGTATTTCTTAGGTTGTAAATCTTTAGATTGCTCTTCAATAAAAGAACATTCTAAAGTTTGATCATCTACAAATTTGTTTTGAAATACTGGTCTAGCAACTGATTCTTTTGTCTTTGCTGCACTATTATTCGTATTGATCATGAATTTATTCAATTGGGCATCATCGTTTTTAATTGTTTCAACAACAACTTCTTTTTTTTGTTCAACCACTTTTTCTTTTTTATTATTGAGCACCACAACGCCAGCCAAATCCTGCAATACTTCATCTACTAATACCCAATCGCTTTTTTGTATTGCTTCTTTTAATTTAGATATTACGCTCATTATTTTTCCTTTTGTTGTAAGAAAGATTAGAAAATGTATCAGAAACCTTTTCTACTCTTATAGGTAAATATTCTGTCCTGTCTATTCTTGCTTGTATCTTTACTGCAAGCATTTTTACTTTTTGTGCATAATCATCATCTTTAACTGATAATGCCATTCTTTCATCTGGAGAGAAGTATCTATAATCTGTAAGTTTAGACGAAATAGCTTTTAATATCTTTTCGTTACACCATCTTAATTTTGCTTTTTCTCTGTTGAGCATTCTAGATAAATGAAAGGAGAAGCTATTTAATAGAACACAAGCTTCTGCACAATCTTCAGAAGACATTTTTTTTAACTCTTCTTGCGAAAGATATAGGTACTTCATACAAGTAAATTCTAAATCTTTAGGGATTGAGGATAAACCTATTGAATTTTCATAGCTATCTAAAAGAGAATCAAATTTTTCTTCTTCGCTAACCTTCAATTCTTTTTCGCCATTGTTGTTCTGATTCATTGAATGGTAACTCTATAAGGTAAATGTTGTTTTTTTCACACCACTCTATTTTATTTTTATCATTTTTTTTGGAATGATAAAAGTTCAACATTGTATTATGAAAAAAGGGTATGAATTTGTAGTGTTGTTCCCCATGAACTTCAACTATTGTTTTCCTCAATGGCAACCAAAAGTCTGCTGCTAAACCTCCAGAACCAGGCAAAGTTGCTTCTTCTAAGATTCTGTCCATTGGATACATTGCTTTAAGTATAGATCTAGCCAATAAATGCAATGAAGATCTAGGTTTAGAATCATCATGATCTGGAACATTGCCAGAAGTCCAAGAGTAAGTTTTACCATCAAGACCTATTACTTTCACGATATAATAGCCTTAATTTCTTTTTCTAAAGCAGCAATCCACTTAGGATTTTCTAACAATAATTTATACATTTTTTCTGCACCTTGAGTTTTAACTAACTTAATAGTAGCATCATCCCAAGCTTCAGCTTTCAGTAGCTTTAAATGTCTTTCCATAAAATCTAATGTCATCCAAGCACCAGCTTTGTTTATAAGGCCAAGCTGACAACCTAAATTAATTGCTTCGTATGTATTATCTATTCCAATACCATATCTTATATAACTATCTACTTCCATTCCTGGTGACCCTAAAGAACAAGATTCAATTAGCCAATGCACTTGCTGGCCAATTTGCTTGTCTTTTCCTTCACCACCAACAGTCCAAGGCTTATCAGACTTTACCCTCATTTGAACATCTGCCTGATATTGCAATGTTCTAGAACCCTTTTCTGTATAACCACCATACATACCTTGAGATTGCGTTAGATGCATAATCGCCCAAACCATACAGTTTTGTACTGGCACTATATTGGCTGCTTGTCTACAAAAACCAGCAAAAAGCTTATTACCAGCCCCTCTATTCTCATAGCCAATACCTTGATCCATTTCCTTCTCATCACATAGAGCAGAAACGCTATCTATAATGATCAGGCTACCTGGATGGGTATTGATGGCTTTAAAGGCCAGATTTAGGTAGTCCTTTGCGGTAAGAATCTTATCTTGAGTAGATCTATAGATTGTCATTTTATTCAAATCTAAGCCAGCTATGCCCCTTAGATTCATAGGCTTTAATCTACCCTCTATGTTTAGATAATACACATGTCTAGAACCATTCTCTGGTTTTTGACATTGAGCAGCAAAAGATAGTGAGGTAAGCGTGTTATGAGTTACAACAAAATTGTCTGTTAAATACAAACCGCTTTTATCTCTAACTGAGATACAAACACTTTGTTCTCTTCTTGTTTTTACTACAGATATTATTTTTCTGGATAAATTGTTTTTTACATCTTTCTTTTTAAACTTCTCTTTTTTAAATTCAAACAATTTTTTTTTATTTTTAATTATAATAGAACAATAATAAATAAAGTTGTCTTCATTGTTTTGATGTCTAGATATTAAACATATTCCACCTAAAGATTGAACTAATAGCCTAAAGTCTTCAGCAAATTGCTTTGATGAAACTGTAACAATTGGAGTTTCTGTTTTTGTTATATGTGCAAAGCTGAGTATTCCTTGCAGTAAAGACATTCTGTTTTCTACTGAATTATATAAATAATTTGGTGGTATAAATTTTTGAGATGTTTTTTTACCAAGAAGACCTAGCTCTCTTAACTCATCATGTATGTTTATTGTTAATTGATTTTCTTGTTTTGTGTAAGGTATCTTGGCTCCATTCATTAGATCGCAAATGCGATCACAAAGCTTTTCATCCTCAATCAATGCAGTAATTTTTTTATTAAAAAATCCAACAGTAAGCAAAGCACCAAATACAAATGGGTTTATTGGAATCTTAATCGGATTAAATTTTGCTGGTGCTGTTATTGGTATTGAATACTTAGCTTTAGTGCTTTTGCCTATATATATTTTGTTCATAAAATCTTTTAACATTACAGTTTTATAAGATTTTTGTTCTCTAGTTTTTATATTCCATAAATGATTTTCGCCACACTCTGCTGTTGAACCATCTGAAAATGTTACTGTATAAACATCTTTTACCCCTTGTGGATAAATACCACAAACCATAGATGTTGTTCCATTTGGGCAACAAATCATTTCTCCATATGTGATATCGCCAATTCTTTTTGGCCCATTAGCTGTATAAACTATGGCAGAGACAGGTTGTTCTTTCCCACTTTTTGGGTGTCCAGAGCATGTGATCCAAGAACCTTCTGGTATTCCACCATGCAAACCCAAGTTTAATGCTGGAGATAAAGGTATTACATGTTTTTCTTCATCCAATAAGTCGTTAGCGTTTATAGCAATACCTTTGCCATACTGTTTATCCACTTCTTTTAGGATTTTTTCAAGATTGTCACTCATTGTCTAGTTCCTTTATTCTTTTAATTAAAGATTTAGATTGCTGAAAGGTTTTTCTAATTGGAAGTTCTACAGCTTCTTTTGATTCAGTCAAGCTTGAAATTTCTTTAAAGCTTTTTTCTTCTAAGATAATTAACTTCTTAAGCCAAGGAGCACCTAATGAAAATATCTTTTTGCCTTCTTTAGATCTAAGTGCTTTAGATACAACTGCTGCATCATGATCTTTTAAGATTATATTGGCTAAATTTAATTGTTTAAAAAATTCCTTTTTCCATCTTGGTTTGTTCCAAAACTTAATAGGTAATTCTTCTAGGTTTTCTTTGGCTGTTCTTTCGCACATAACTTCAGCTAAGAATTGTGCTGGAGTAATCCAACCACCACCATGTCTGGATTCGTATTTGCTATCGTCACTTCTTTGTTTTGCCATAATTAATCATTCATTATTACTGGATCTATAGAAAGATTTTCTAAGATCCTATCTTCTTCATTTATTACTATTAACTCAGGAACCTTTATACTCTTTATTCGTGCAACATTGCCAATTATTTCGCCAGAAACAAAAAGATTTATGGAATAGTCAGATGATAACTGTCCAATTACCCCATTTGAAAAATAATAACCTTGTGCGTTCTCTGGAAAAGGTTCAAAAAAATTAGATCTAAACTGAAAGTAAAGCTTTGTAATCTTTAATCCAGTATTAATTATATGTTTTTTTAATCTAATCCAAGCAGAATTTATTTCTAAGTTTGGCCTATCATCATCTTGATAGACTTTTGTACCATCAGAAAGTACAGCTATCCATCTAGGCTTTTCAAAAATAAAATCGTCTTCTTTAGTACAAATCATATTTTGTGCCTTGTATTCTTATATCTATCTAAGAATTCATGGTTAATATTATCTTTTTTAGCATTCATGTCGTCTGCAACACCTTGCTTTTCAGTCATAGAGACTGTTCCGCTATAAACTTGAAACGCATTGGATGCTTTGGTTTTTGAAGCGTTATATAATTCTTGAATGTCTTCGATCTTAGCACCAACTTTTTCTGCTATAGATTCAATAGTTTGCAAGTGCGAGTTTGACTTTATATAAAACTCTTTAACTTCATCAATAACAAATTTTTTATTTTTCATGCTATAGCACTCCTATCTGCGTTTCTAATGAAAGATGTTTTTTTTGTAGTAAGATATGAAATATAATGATTAAAACATTCTTCACTAACTTTTCTATAGTGATATTTGTTTTTGCCAGTATAGTTATCAAATCTTCTTAGTTCTTCAACAAGATCTGTTTCTGGATCAAACAATTTGCTTGGACTGAAAGACGAAAGGCACATCTTAACCCAGTAAGAATAAGTGTTGTTGGTTATGTCCAATGATTTTTTAGCTAAACAAAAAGCTTCATTTGGATCTATGTCATTTGCATCTTTATCATATCCATATGATTTTATTTCTGGATCATCATAGATTTCCATTACTTTCTCCTAGAAGTTTTAAACAATATGTTATCTTCATCAATTACAATATCATCTAAGTTTGTAACTTCAGTATAGTGTTCTGGATTTTCTTTATCTTCAATAATAAATCCAGCAGCACGAAATATTCCTTTTACTTCTGTAATAAAACTTTTGTCATTACAGTAACAGCATTCTGCTATACACTTCCAAATAAATGGTGTTCCATCACTTTTCTTTTCGTTTGGCTTTACAATCAAAACATCTACTAATGGCTTATTACAATTACTACATTTTATAATTACATGCCCACCATCTACTAAACCTTCTTTTGGTTTTTCTTTTTCATCTTCTTGTTTTAACTTGCTCATTTTTTTTCTCCTTTGTCTATATATTTCCTAATATTCTTAATCTTATCAACATTTAATATTTTGTCTTGTTTTTCAAGACCTTTTACTTTTCCAGACCTCCACCAAGGAAGCTTATTATCTGCTTCTTCTTTTTCTTTTGCAATCTTTTCTTTTATTTTTCCACCTTCTCTTTTAAAGTTTTGTTCGCTTATTTGGCCTAATGTTTCCCCGCCTTTGACATAACTAATTATGCCACCAGAAAATACTTGAACCAATTTGTTTTTTTTACAATTTGGACATTTTTCCAAATGACCTTCTGCAAAAGTACGAAATTCTTCTATTGAATTATTGCAATTTTCACATGTGTATTCATAGGTTGGCATATTAAAATCCATCCTCTTCTTCTTCTTCGTCATCATGTAAATCAACGCAATATTTCATCTTCCAAGAATCATGAGTAAACTCAAGTGCTTCTGGTGGAAATCCGTCACGCATAACATTGGCATCTAAATCAAAATAAGCAACTAAAATTTCACCAGTCTCTTTATTTGTATTAACGACAGTCATTGGCATACTTCCAGACTTTAAACAAACAACATCACCATTTTGAAATGACTCATTCATAATTACCTCTATATATATTAGTGCATTGTTCATATAGATAGTCATCAGACATGGGCATTGATTTTATTTTTTCTAGATTGTTATTAATTGCATCCATCTTGCTATTATACAATTCTTCATTTAAAGTACCAACATCAAATCCCCCTTTGTATTGTATTATTCCTTTTTCATCAAAAAAGTTTCCTATTTCGGGAGTGCCTAAGTATATTGGTATTGTTCCATAGGCAAAACAATCAGTTAATAGTTCTGCAAAAAAATAAGAATTAAAATTATTTTGTATTACTATGGAAAACATGTAATCTTTTAATGCGTTTTCTTTTTTATAAAAATTATCGTATCTTTCTCCAGTGCGTGGAGAATCAAAAGCACCACCATAAATATCAACTTTATCTTTATATATTTGAGCAACAGAATGTCTATATAGATGTTCTTTGCATAATTTTTTATCAGAACAAATCATTGAACATTTTTTTGTTTTTGGGTAAACACCCCAAAGTTCTCTTGGTGTCCAAGGTATATTGCTGCAAGAATAGGAAAATTTAAATCTTGGATCTAATGACAATAGATATTTATCAGATGTGAAAACAAAATCTAAAGAAGAAAAGATATGCTTATAATTATATTTTATATATTCATAAAGATTACCATAAATAGTAGTGGACTCACATAACCAACCAACTCTAAGAACAGATTGTTTTTTGGGAACAGAAAATGATTCTTGAACTATAGAATAATCCATAAAGACTTCTATATCTGAATCACTTTTTGTCCAATCAAATAATGTTGGTTTGATGTTTGAACAACTTGAATGCTCAATGTTAAATGGAGCACCAAATGCCTTAAGGGTTCCTCTTTTTGACATTTTTCCTTTTTTCCTTTTTAAGCTTCTTAATCCTACAAGAACATCTTTTTGATCTTTTCAAACTAGTTCTTATCATAATAAACACGCACCGCCAGCACAAGCCAGTTCACCTTGTATATTTATTGTGGATTTTTCTTCTAATACATTTAAATAGTTTACTTCTGAATAACTATC